TAAAACATGTTTACATTAGGTTCTCACCAAAATTAACAATCACAGGAGTAAATATGAGCGAACAAGACGTTTTAAAAGCTATTGCCAACCTTGCTGATAAGGTGAGCAAATATCACGAAAGATTATTAGCAGTAGAAAGAGATATAGATAAACATGAAAACGATTCAGATATGCATCGTTGTGAGAGTTGTGAGTGTGAGAACCGTTAAAGTTCTCCGCCATCTCCAAATACTTCAGGCATTTTAACGACACGAATGGTAACATCCTTGGCCTTTGATTCGGCCCAAGGTTTACCACAGTCGTTACAATTACCAGTGGCCTTCTCCTCATCATCAACTTCAGCGTTACAATTAGAACAATAAATTTTTACGTAAACTTCAGG